TACCAGATGGACTTCTGGCGCGCGATGGAGGCCGGCTGCAAGCGAGCGGTCTGCGTCTGGCATCGCCGTGCCGGCAAGGATCTCACGCATCTCAACTGGACCGCCACGCAGCTCGTGCAGCGCGTCGGCGCGTATTGGCACCTCTTCCCCAACGCCACGCAGGGCCGCCGGATCGCATGGGAGGGGATGACGAAGGACGGGGTTCCGTTCCTCCAGCATCTGCCCGGCGCAGACAACGTCGGCGGGGCAGGCAGCTTCTGCTACCGGAGCCGCGACGACATCATGAAGCTCTGGTTCGCGAACAACAGCACGTACCAGGTGCTCGGCGCCGAGAACGTCGATTCGCTCGTTGGGGCGGGGCCGGTCGGCATCGTCGTCTCGGAGCTCGCCGTCTACAACGATCTCGTGTTCTGGGATCTGCTGCGGCCGATTCTCGTCGAGAACGGCGGTTGGGTGGTCTTCAACTTCACGCCCCGCGGCGAGAACTTCGCGCATTCGCTGCTCGAGCTGACGGTGCCCAACCGCAAGTGGTTCACGCAGGTTCTCACCGTGGACGACACGAGGATGGTGACCGAGGAGCAGATCCAGGAAGAACGCGATACCGGGATGCCGGAGGCGACGGTCCAGCAGGAGTATTATTGCAGCTTCAAGCAGCCCCTGCTCGGCGCGTTCTATGGCGATCTCATGGCCACCATGGAGGACGATAAGCGGATCTGCCGGCTCCCGATCGAGGCGACGGTCCCCGTCTGGACGTGGTGGGATTGCGGCGTCGATGACCCCGGCTGCGTCTGGTTCGTCCAATTTGTGGGCCACGAGGTGCGCTTCATCGACTTCCTCTGGAACCAGGACAAGGGGCTCGACTACTACGCGAAGGAGGTGAAGGACCGGCAGGATCAGTATGGGTACACGTTCGCAGACCACCTCGTTCCGTGGGATCTCCAGCAGCGCGCGATGGAGACGGGGCGCACACGGCTCAAGTTTTTGCAGGATCTGCTCGGCCACAACGTCCGGACCGTCAGCAAGCTCCATATAAAGGACGGCATCCAGGCGGCGCGGGCCATGCTCCCTCGGGTCTGGATCGATAAGGTGCGCTGCGCTGACGGCATCGCGGGGCTAAAAGCGTATAAACGGCAGCAGGTTCAGGGACAATCGAATCCAGACGGGACGCCGATGTTCTCCGAGACACCGGTCCACGACTGGGCATCTCACCCTGCCGATGCGCTGCGCACCGGCGCCGTGGGAACCCCAGCATTCCGCGCAAAAGGGCTTCGCCGCCCGCCGCCACCACCGCGCAACGTGGCAATAGTTTGACTCCGTGAAAAACATCCACGACATTATCCGGGAGGTGGGCCTGCTGAAGGAGAGGCAGGACTCCTTCGAGGAAGAGGTTCGGCGGCGCATGGACCGCTGGCAGCAGGGGCTCCGAGAGCGGAATCGGTTGCTGACGGCGCTACTCAAGCTCTACCCTGAGGGGCCTGCCTGGGAACTCGGGTCCAAGCTGAAGGTGCCCAAGCGGCCGCGCAACCTGCGGCGCAAGAGAGACACGAGCAGGAAGACGGAGGCCACATGAGTTTCCCCGCCACGGCAACGACGGATGCGACCCCTTCCTACCTCGCCGATTACGGAGCCGCCACGCTCGACGGGCCCATGACCGAGGGCCAGCTCAGCACGCTCATCGGCCAGCTCATCAGCCAGAACGACGACTCGCTCGGCGCGACCTCCGGAGGCGTGCGGCGCGACGCGATTCGCTCCTACCACGGCCTGCCCTACGGTAATGAGATCGAGGGACACTCTCAAGTTATACTCACAGATGTGTTGGATACAGTTGAATGGATTATGCCAACGCTAATCGACATGCTCATCGGCAGCGGGATGCTCTGGAAGTTCGGCGCGCAAGAGCCTGCGGACCGCGCCGGTGCGGACCAAGCCACGGATATCGTGAATACCTACTTCTTCGAGTACATGGACGGCGAGGCAACGCTCATCGAGATGGTGAAAACCGCGCTGATCGAGCGCGTCGGCCACGTCCGGACGGAGTTCACTGAGACGGTCGATCCCAGCCCGAAGACCTATCGCGGCCTCACCGAGGAGGAACTCGGCGCGCTTCTCACCAACAATCCCGACTACGAGGTCGTCGCACTCGAAGAGCACGTGGGCGGCGAGACGGTCGTGGATATCCAGACGGGCGGCCCGCTGCGCACCGCAGACATCACGATCGCGAATACCGCAAAGCGCGCACGCATCGCCACGATCCCGATCCCGCCCGAGGAGTTCTCGATCTCGCTGCAGGACACGCGCTGCAACGACGAGACGATGTTCGCGAATCACCGCTCGCAGATGACCATCTCGGAGCTGGTGCGGCGTGGCTACGACTATGAGGTCTTGAAGCGCCTGCCCGAAGAGGACGATCTGCGCTGGGGCGGCGGCACACGCATCTACCGGCACTGGGAGTACCCTGCCCGGCTCGGCAGCCAGGTGCATCGGCCCGACGTGGCGTCGAGGAAGGTCTGGGTGAACCACTCCTTCATGCGCGTGGATTACGACGGCGACGGCTTCAGCGAGATGCGGATGGTGGTCTCCGTGGGCACCTCGACGCCTGTGGTTCTCGGCAACGAGGTGGTCAACTGGAACCCCTTCGCGTCCATCACACCGATCCCCGTGCCGCACCGCTTCGAGGGGCTGGGGGTTCACGACCTCGTGGGCGATATCCAACTCATGCGGTCCATGTTCGCACGCAACCTGATGGACAACATGTACCAGGCAAACAACGTCCGATTCCTCGGCCTTGAGGGGCAGTACGACGTCGATGCGCTACTCGACTCGACTCCCGGCGGCGTGGTGAATGTGGACTCGCTCGATGCGGTGACGCCGCTCCCCGTGCCTCCGCTGCCTCCCCATGCGTTCGACATGCTCGGTTTCCTCAAGCAGGAGCAGCAGTCGCGCACAGGCGTGTCGGACTGGATGAGTGGGCCGCAGCCCTCGTCGCTCAAGCACCAGACCAGCGGCGGCATCAGTCAGATGCAGACCGCGTCGTCGGCGAAAATCCGCATGATCGCGCGAGTCATGGCCGGCTCCGGGCTCAAGCAGCTCGGCAAGAACATCCTGCGTGCGATGACCGAGAATTTTTCTAAGAAGCTCACCATGGAGGTCAAGGGACGCTGGCTCACGGTCGATCCCTCCTCGTGGCCGCAGGACATGCACTGCGAAGTCGAGGTCGGACTCGGCGCGGGTGAGAGCCAGGAGCGGGTCGCGAACCTCATGCTGGTCGCCGAGTGGCAGGACAAGATGGTCAGCAAGGGCCTCACCAACATTGTATCGCAGCGCAACGTCTACGAGACGGCAAAGGCGGCCTGTGAGGCGATGGGGTTCAAGAGCGAAGGCCGGTTCTTCACCGACCCGCTCGACGCGCAGTGGCCGCAGCCAGAGCCGGCACTCGCCGACAAGGTGAAGGTGATGGAGAGCCAGCGGCGCAAGGAAGAGGACCTGATGGACAACCAGCGCGGCCAGCTCGGAATGCTCGTCGAGGCCGAGTCGAATGACCAGCTCGCGCGGTTCCGGTGGGCCGAGCTCGAACAGAAGCGCAAGCTCGAAGAGGAGCGGCTCGTCGTGCAGCGTGAAACCGCAGAGGCGCAGATCGAAGCACAGATCCGCACCGCAATGATTCAGCAAGCCAACCAAGGGAGGGCTGCGTAATGTTCGACTTCGACCTCGATGTCACGGCCGAGAACGTGCTCGTGAACCTTAACAACATGGCGCACGACCCGGCCCGCGACGCGACGAAGTTCCGGAAGTGGGCGTCCGAGAAGCTCGGCATCACCGTCGTCGAGTCCATCAAGATGAAGACCGCAGCACCCAAGCCGGAGCCCAAGCCCGCCCGAAAAACCGTGGCTTCTACCGTATTTTCGAGGAAAAAGAGTGCCGCGAAGCCGCCCAATCCGAAAAAATCTCACGACTGATGCTGCGACCCTGCGGGGCCATGCAGCAAAGGGCGAGGAGATCCGGCGCCTCATCAAGGAAGGCCCGCTGGGGCTGGCACTTGAGGCAGCTCGCGATGAGGCGTACCGGGCATTCACTGCGGCGGAAACGCACGACGTGGAAGCCCTACGGGCAGCCCACGCGATGCACCACGCGGTGGACAAGGTCGAACAATCGTTGACGTCATTTGTCACCAAGGGCAGGATTGCGGAGCACTCACTCCAGCGGCGGGCATACGCCCGCGAGCAAGGAGAGGTAAGTGGCCGCACCGAGCGTGGATCTTAGGGCGCAGCAAGGAACTCCCCAGGCGCCCCCCGCGCCGGCCGCAGACGACGTCATGGCACGCATGGTCGCGCTGGTCCAGCAGAGTGGCATGGACCCGGGCATGGACCGCGACACGAATCCGCATGTGCCGGCGGCGCGGGTCGTGCCAGAAACCCCCGAGACCGAAGAGACCATCGAGCCGGAACTCCCCGCGGCGGCGGCGGCCGAAGCCACCGAAGATGCCAGCGGCTTCGTCTCGACCATGGCTGACATCGCCGAGCAGTTCGGAGCCGATGAGAGCGAGTTCATGCAGTCGATTCGCGTGGACGGACACGACGGACCGATTTCACTCGCCGACATGCGCGAAAGCTACCTGGCGCAGCCCGGAGCCGCGGAGACGTTGCGGCAGAAGGACACGCTCGAATCTGACTACCGCGCCAAGCGCGAACGACTCAACGCCGACCACGAGGCGAAGCTGATGGAGGCGACCCAACTAGCCGCCGTCATGAACCGGCAACTCGTGGGCCAGAGGCCCTCTGACGAAGAAATGGCGCGGCTCAAGATCAGCGACCCGGCACGGCACGACGCGATCGCCCTGCGTCACTACGAGCACGAGAAGATTCTACGCGAGTCCGTCGCGGCCCTCGATAAAGAGATGGCGGACCGCACGGCGGAGCTCCAGCAAGACAACGTCGAGTGGACGAAGCGCGAAGAGCAGAAGCTACAGGCGAAGTACCCCGAACTCTCGAAGCCTGACAAGGCCGAGACGTTTGGTCGTGAGATGCTCGGATTCCTGCGCGAGAACGGGTTCAGCGAGGACGAGGTTCTGCGGATGCAGGGCCAGCGCGGCACCATGAGTCTCCACGACTCGCGCATGGTCATCATCCTACGCGAAGCCATCGAAGGCGCGGCGCTGCGCAAGTCGGGCAAGAAGGCGCTCGAGGCGAAGCGCGACAAGGGTCTGCCGATCCCGGCCATCCGACCCAGCGCACGCAAGGGCTTCCAGACCAAGACACAAGCCGCACAGAATAAGCGCGCAGACATCGTCGAGAAGATGGCGAAGATGCGCGGAGCGGAGCAAGGCCGGAGTACAATCGATTTGGCGCAGAAGGCGTTTGAAGCGATGTACTCCGGATAAGCCGCAATAGGAGAGAGACCCATGGGAATCGTAACCAACACGTACGAGACGTACAGCACTATCGGCATTCGCGAGGATCTCTCCGGCATCATCGCGAATATCGACCCCACTGACACCCCCTTCGTCGATGCCTGCGATACGATGGTCGCCACGGGCACCAAGTTCGAGTGGCAGACGGATAGCCTCGATTCCGAGGGACTGAATGCGGTGGAGGAGGGCCATACCACTACCTTCCCCGCGCAGGCTTACACGGTTCGCGCCTACAACTCGGCCCAGATCTCCGAGAAGAGCGTCTCGGTGTCAGGTACGCTGGACGCGGTTAGCAAGGCTGGCCGTGCAACAGAGATCGCGTACCAGATGGTGCGCAAGAGCCGGTC